CCGGGCGGACTCAAGTCACGCGGCCTCAGAGTCAAGGGCGACGATACCCCTATTGCACCGGGAGAGTTTCGTGATGTCGACGTACCAAGCGGTTCGATCCGAGACAATATCTTGCCCCTGCCTTACAAGGAACCCAGTCAGGTTCTCTTCGCACTGTTCCAGAACATTGTGCAAGAGGGTAGGCAGTTTGCGTCTTCAGGAGACATGAACGTCAGTGACATGAGTGCGCAAGCTCCCGTGGGCACTACGCTTGCTCTGCTAGAGCGTCAGTTAAAAGTAATGGGCGCTGTGCAGGCGCGTATGCACTATTCGATGAAGCAAGAGTTTAAGTTGCTCAAGCACATCATCGCTGACTACACACCAGAAGATTACAGCTACGACCCCATCGAGGGATCACGCAAGGCTAAGAAGTCAGACTACGACTCTACTGATGTGATTCCTGTGAGCGACCCCAACGCTGCAACGATGGCGCAGAAGATTGTTCAGTATCAAGCTGCGCTCCAGTTAGCACAGACTGCTCCACAGTTATATGACATGCCGCTGTTGCACCGTCAGATGATTGAGGTGCTTGGCGTCAAGAACGCTGCAAAGCTTATTCCGATTGAGGATGATGAAGTGCCAACTGATCCAGTCACTGAGAATCAGAATTTGCTTACAGGTAAGAAACCTGTCAAGGCATTCATGGAGCAGAACCATGAAGCACACATCACTGCACACATGGCGATGGCACAAGATCCGAAAGTGCAGATGCTGCTTGCTAACAACCCGATGGCTCCGCAGATTCAAGCTGCTGTTATGGCACACGTCAATGAGCACATGGGCTTTGAGTATCGCAAACAAGTTGAGATGCAGCTTGGTGTGGTACTGCCTAACGAAGAGCAGAACAAGGCTGTTCCTCCGGAAATTGCAGACCAGATAGCTGTGATGATAGCGCAAGCGTCCACAAATATCACGCAAGCAAATCAAGCCGAAGCGCAGCAACAACAAGCGCAGCAACAGATGCAAGATCCGATTGTTCAGATGCAGATGCAAGAGTTGCAGTTGAAGCAAGGTGAGTTGCAGTTGAAGCAGCAGAAACAACAGATCGAAGCAGCCGCTAAAGCTGATCAGATTCGTATTGAAGAAGCCCGTATCGAAGCCCAGAAAGAAATCGCAGCTATGCAGGTTGCAGCTACATCTGCAGCAGCGCGCGATAAGTTGGCTCGTCAAACGGAGATCGAAGGAGCACGACTTGGTGCTGATGTTGCGAAACACAAAGCGCAGATGTCACACCAAAGAGCGCAGGCTGTTGTCAATAGGGCACAGAGTAAGCAAGCACCACAACTACCCAAGAAAGGGGATTAATTGAACAACTACAAAGTATTGGCGCACGTCGCCAAGGAGATTGAAAAATATCGCCAAGAGCGAGAAGCCTATGTTGCAGCGGGTAGAGCCGACAACTTAGAAGAGTATCGCAGTGTCTGCGGGGTAATCCGAGGTCTCAACCTTGCAGAAAACATCATCAATGAGCTCGTGCAAAAAATGGAAGAATCCGATGACTGAATTTGACGTAAAGGCAGTTGATTTGTCTGGCATCCTTAATACAAGTGCTGAACAAAAAGCTAAACAATTACCTGACCCTAAGACTTTTCATATCTTGTGTGTAGTTCCCGAAGCTATGGAGGAATACGCAGATAGTGATGTTGGTCTTATCAAGTCTAGCCAATCTATGCACTACGAAGAAGTGCTTACTCCAATATTGTTTGTGGTCAAGCTTGGGCCTGACTGCTACAAGGACACCACTCGTTTCCCTAGTGGACCGAGTTGCAAGGAAGGTGACTTTGTCATCGTCCGACCAAATTCAGGCACACGCCTGAAAATTCATGGCCGAGAGTTCCGAATCATTAACGATGATTCAATCGAGGCTGTTGTTGAAGATCCGCGTGGAATTACCCGCGCTGCTTAAAGGATGAACTATGGCTACCGCAGAATATAAAGGCGAAGAGTTTGAGTTTCCTGATGAAAAGGAAGCTAAGGGTAAACCCGAAGAGCCCGGGTTTGAGATTGAGATTGAAGACGATACTCCAGAACAAGACCGTGGACGTAAGCCCTCCGCTCCTGTTGATGAAGTTACAGATGAAGAGTTAGCTTCTTATGACGAGAAAGTCCAGAAACGGATTAAGAAGTTCACAAGAGGCTACCATGATGAGCGTAGAGCAAAAGAAGAAGCTCTGCGTGAACGCGAAGCAGCGGAAACGTTTGCTCGCCAAGTCTATGAGGAGAACAAACGTCTCCAAGCAAGACTAGAAAACGGCAGTAAAGTCCTAGTAGAGCAATCTAAGTCTGCGGCTACTAAGGAACTTCAATTTGCTAAAGAACAATACAAGAAAGCTTTTGAAGCTGGCGATCCAGACGCTATTGTTCAAGCCCAAGAAGCTATTGCTAAAGCAGCTGTAAGAGTTGAGAAAACCGCTAGTATGAAGCCCCTCAAGGCTAAAGAACCCGCGTTTACACCTCCTCCACAGCGTCAAGAGCAAGCTGCTCCTAATATGAACCCCCGCACTAAACAGTGGCTGGAAAAAAACGGCAGCTGGTTCGGTGTTGAGGAAGATATGACAAGCATGGCAATGGGGCTTGACAGGAAATTACAACGCGAGTATGGTGCGGACTATATTGGTACGGAGGAGTATTTCCGAACAATTGACGCTACCATGCGTAAACGATTCCCCGAGCATTTCGATGACGGGAGCTACGAAGTGGAAACGACTTCTAAATCAGTTTCAAAACCGGACGTGGAGGAGGCTCCCCGCCGTGCAACAAAACCCGCTAACGTTGTGGCTCCGGCCGCTCGTAGCACACCACCTGGACGTATCCGTCTAAAGCAATCCGAAGTTTCGACTGCGCGTCGTCTAGGAGTGCCGATTGAGGAATACGCGAGACAGGTTGCTTTACTTAGAAATGGAGATTGATTATGGCTGAAACACAAAACCGTCTGAGCCGCGAACTAGAAACCCGTAAGGCTGCTTACCGCCCCGAAGCGTGGCGTCCGCCTGAAACACTTCCTATGCCCGAGGATCGCCCCGGTTGGAAGCATCGGTATGTTCGTTTAAGCACGATGGGAGTTGCAGATCCTAGCAATATCTCTTCTAAGCTGCGCGAAGGATATGAACCCTGTAAAGCAGAAGATTATCCCGAGTTAATGATGCACGCAACCACTGAAGGTCGCTTTAAAGGCGGCATTGAAGTGGGAGGATTGTTGTTATGCCGGATTCCAGAAGAGTTCTTACGTCAGCGGGCTGAGTACTACGCCAAGCAGAACAAGGCTCAAATGGATTCAGTTGACAATAATTTCATGAGAGAGGAAGACCCTCGTATGCCTCTGTTTTCAGAGAAGAAAACGAAGGTTTCCTTTGGTTCTGGTTCTTAAATTTATAGGAGTCTTAAATGGCTTATCCCACCATCGACCGTCCTTACGGTCTTAAGCCGATCAATCTGATCGGTGGTCAGGTGTACGCCGGTCAAACTCGCCAATACGTAATTGCTAGCGGTACAACCCCCGCTATCTTCTACGGTGATGTGGTGAAGATTATTGCCGGTGGCACTGTTGCAAAAGATGTAGGCGAATCTACTGCCACACCTTGCGGTGTGTTCATGGGTTGTTCCTACGTTAACGCTCAAGGTCAAGTGATCTTCTCTCAGTACTTCCCGTCTGGCACTACTGCGCCAACTGGCACTCAGATTACTGCTTACGTAGCAGATGATCCTGATCAGTTGTTCAAAGTCGTGTTGGTCGCTGGCGCTACTGAAGACGGTAACGGTTTGACTCCCGCGTTTTTGGGTCGCACCGTCATTGGCGGTAACGCTCAGTTGGTCCAAAATACTGGTAGCACATTTACTGGTGACTCTGCTATTGGTGTCTACACCGACGGCGCTACAGTTACCGCTTCATTGCCTATCCGTATTATTGACGTCGTTCCTGATACTGCCAATTCATCTGGCAACTTCTGTGAGCTGATCGTTAAATGGAACGCGCCTTACTTTACCCTCGCTGAAGGCACTCCAAACGTAATCACGTTTGCTGGTGGTCATCAGTATCTCAATCCGCTTGGCGTTTAATCAAGGAGCTAAATCATGGCTATTTCACGCGCACAACTGCTGAAAGAGTTGCTCCCCGGTCTGAACGCTTTGTTCGGTATGGAGTATGCTCGTTACGGCGAAGAACACAAAGAGATTTACGAAACTGAATCTTCTGAGCG